GCCTGGTTTGATACCCCCCTAGAGGCCCCTAGGTGATGAAACCTAGCTATGGGGTAATGCCTCCACAAAGGAAGCCATTCACACTACCACGTCAAACCATTGGCCGTGGCGTATCACATAAATGGGCGTTGACCCGTGAAATACATTATTTACTCTGTGTCTAATATTTTTGATGCTATGTCACCTTCATTACCTATTCCGTTCCCGTGGGGGAGACGACATCCTCTTTTCGAGGCCACGGTCCTAACCCAGAGTTATGATGCTACTCTGGCCGTGATCAACGCCTTCATGAGGTTGGTCATAACACTTTTTGTTGTGGCAAACTACCACTTACAATAACACACTCTTGGGGTTCTGGCTTTCAGCCAAATTTCTAAAGAGTACCCATTCGGACTACTGTACAGTCGAATTAATGGTATTACCGTAGTGCACGATAGCCATATCAAAGTTGTACGATCCCGCAACAGTTGACGCTGTGCGGAAGAAAATCTGTCCACTACCGCTCCCTCCGAGTGCTTGCTCAAGAGAGGCGTACGCATACAGCGTTGTTCCTGACACTACGAAATACAAGGTGGTACCACCAATCAAAGGAAGAGAAGTGGTCGCAGTGGCAAAGGTGGTGGTTGTGGCATGAGCGAAAAGGCCAGCGTTTACCATATTTGCGAACGTTGTTCCGGTAGCAGCACCCGACCCCTGTAGGTCAAACACGCCTCGAAAAATTGTACCGTTCGCAGTCCCTGCAAGGTTAAGTGGTCCGGAATCAATAAGCAACCAATCATCATTAGTAGCATTGACCCCAGCGGCGTCCGCAAGCACCGTGCGGACCCCAGGCCCTGTGGGAATGGGAATTGAAGTGGAATGAGGTTGATAGATAGGCTCAGAAAAAGAGACATCATACTCAGCAAACAAATATCCTACTTGAGATGCGGCATTCACTTGAATAAACACCTGCAACTCCTCATGGATATTGTCGTCCAAATCACTCGTTGACGCCGGGTCGACCAATCTCCAGTCGCCAGTGCAATCAATGTCGATATACGTTGGCGCCCAGAGAGGACTAAACACGGCATTGCCCTGAGACATGGCACGCTGCAAAAACGTGCCTGCCTCTGGGGACAAACATGGCTCGGACACCGACTTAGAACTGCACAGGATAACCTGGCCAGTTACAGTGGTGGCCACCTTGGGAACATAGTGAACTCGCAACTTATTCCACCGATACCGTTCAAATGAGCGTGCAAGGTTACCCAAAATGGTCGACGAAAAATACGCCGGACTCAATAGGGCAGACTTGCCGAGGCCGAAAGTCGAAACTCCCTGGCCCTCAACAGTACCGATGAAGTCACGCCCAACAATGCGGCCCTCCGTGAGGGATCTCGTCATGTAGGGTTTGACAGCACGAATAGAGGTACCAATCGATGTTGGCACCGCACTGACAGTTAGTCCGTTCGCCTGGCGGGGACCAGGCGGCTCCTTACTAGGAGTCTTCTTTGCAGCCAATTTTTGGGAGGCTGCTCCCCGTAGCTTCTGTGACACTTGAGTCACCATCGTTTCTTCTTGATTTTGACAAATTGTAGGATAGTATTCATCATAGGACCGAAAGAGGCCTTGCATGCCCACCCCGACCGCCGCCAACGACCGAACAAGCCCGCGTCCAAGGTTCTCACGAGCAAATAGCAGATCAGCACCCCGTAGATTATGATTATCTGCGTAAGCGAAATCATGCTGTCTGCACGTTTCATCGAACTCATCGACAGCAGGCATTGTTCCTCTGACTGACGGTTGGTAGGCACCATTGGACCATCCAGGTCCACACCAGTTTCCATGATACATTATAGTGGAGCTCCTTCCACTTCTATGTATTCATCGATGTGGGTCTTGGTAAAAACAAAAGGCAAACCACGATAGTACTCTTCCAGCACCACCTGTTCATCCGGTGTCACCCCCCAGGCTTCAAAAAAGTTCACACGTGCCTCAGCAGTGATGGGTGCCTCACGAGCTTGTAACCTTTGCCGCAGGAACATTGCCCCTGACTGCATTTGCACACTCGAGCCTACAGCCCCTTCCACGCCATGCCGCATGTACCATTTGTAGAATTCCTGAAAGATCGGCACACCCCCTGTTAACGCCAACCCACACTCTCCAACGGCCCACAACCATTTCCTAGTCTCCTTCTCTGTGGTCAATGGAAGAAAAGATGCTGAGTCTTTTTCTCGTGCAGTCTCAAAATTGCGCACCATCACTGGTCCCTGACCAGTATTGATGCACCTCATCTGACAAAACTCCACCAACGCCAAATCATATACAGGCGCCTCAGCAATCATCCTAAACCCCAGGTCCAAAAACCATTCGTCCAAACCAACAATGAATTGCTGGTAACAGTCTCGCTCCATGAACACCACACAGTCATCCCCATTATTAATGAATTTGATGGGGACACTCCTCGCTCTGGCATACGTCCAAACCATGCCACACATGATCAGACAATTGCCGAGGGCAGTATTCATATCACCGGAAAACCTACGACCATCAACTTTGTATCGTAAACTTCCGTCCTCACAATAGCCGACACCACGATTTTTCACTTGCATCTTCAGTAACCGCCGCAGCTCAGGATCATGATCATACAACATGTTGTAAAACCCATGCTCCCAACGCAACATAGCGGCACTAACGTGCATGTCAAATTTAGTGGCGTCCATGCCAACGGCTACTGGGTCATTGAGGCTGCCCCACTTGGCTGCCACAATTCCCCCCAGCTCGCGCACATTGACACCCTTAGCAACCACGAAGTCTTCCCCGAAAACTTTCGCTATTGCACCATAAATGCGGTGTTCAATGTGCTTCAGGTAACACCCCACCCCCACATTGTACACTGGTGTGCGGGGTTGGATGCACCTGGGCGCCTTGCTTGGATTGACTTTTTCACACTTCACAAAAGCCGTGCTCAATGCATGTCGTCTCGACACACCCTCAGCATAGAACTCCTCCAACGCATTGCCATATATGGTCTTCTTCCGTCCTTGAAACATCTCAACAAATTCCTCAGGAGTCTGTTTGAAGGGACGGGATCCGAAACATCGTGACAAGCGATTACGAAATCCATTAAGCCGAGAGCGCACCAGAGCGTCTGACACTACAGGTGGTGGCACAAACTCTGTGCCCACCTTACAGTAGTACATACGCTCCAACAATGCAGCACGCAACGTGTGAATGTCAGCGTTATTAATTTTTAAAGTGCGATTGGGAGAAGAAACGCCGACTAAAACGTTCAACTGTCGCACCTTGGGCTCTGCCTGGTTTAGGCGAACGGACAAGTCCTCGTGCCACAACTGTGAGTTATGTGACACACCGTCCACCACCGCCAAGCCCCCTCAATCCCAACGCCCCAGCCATGTGCTAGCCTGCCGCAGGCTCCACTTCCAATATTGACTGGTTCGTTCATACACCACTGCACTGTTACCTAGCTTCTTGGCCTCCAGTTCCCAGCGGCTTGGCACAAAGACTAACTCCACGATCTTTGGTGCCAATGCACTAATGTGCGAGGGGCGCACACCATGCTTCTTCATCAACGCTACGGCACGACGCCGTACGGCTAGCATATTGGCCTCGGTTGCCTTAGGCACTCCGAAAACCATCTTGCACTCTGCCACCACCAGGTTGGTATACGTTGATCGGTTCCGAGGACGGACTACACGATGAAGCTCCACATTAGCTTTCGTTGCATCCAACTCAAAGGTTCCAAACTCCTGGCCTTGCTCCTCCATAATCTCAATTGGCACACAAGCCGGCACAACTCCATCCACGACATGGATGGGAATTACCATGTCACCGAACACCAACTCGTTTGGTGGGTGGCTGGCTATTGCCGCTCGCTTGACCGGGAGGGAAAGGGCTGAATTCTCCACCAGCTCCATCACAACACGATCCACAATGAGATCCACTCCAGCGGCCACAATGGCCCTGGCCGGCTTCTGCATGTGTGATCGCACCCCCCACATCACCAGGGGAAGTGCAACCACACAACATCCTAAAGTTGCCGGGAGAGATGATAATCGACT